TCTGCGTCCACCTTAGTGAACATGTCCGCAAACAAGACCCTAGAGACCTGGTGAAATGCATCCAGATCACTTTGGGGAAGGCGGGCCTGTCTGAGGTCCTTCTCACACTCAACGAACGAGTCGAACGCCTTAGAGATTCGGCGGTCGCTGCAGTCTAGCTGTATTTTACCATACATCAGCGTAAGCTGACGTACAGCGAACACAGCGTCGACATTAGGCTCGTCAAGCAAGCGAGAACCATCTTGTGTGAACACTTGCTCCAGGAAACCTGACAGAAATGCCGGGAGACCTGCGCGCCTGCTGAAACCAGCAAACGCGTTGGGAGCGACAGAACCAAGGGCTAGACTTTTTTGGAAGTCCGACCCGAAGTTCGCCAGGGTAATCGTTAGAAACGATATCCCTTCAGCGTTCACACGCCTCGCGACTGTCTCAATGTCGCGAGTTGCGCTTGTGCCACACCAACTCGCCAGTTCTTCGGCGAGTGTTGTCCAGAGTACCATCAGGCTTTTCATCCGTCCTCCTAATAGAGTGGCGGAGTCCGTAGTCTCGGTGGTATCTGATCCTGTCCAACTGTTCCTTTACTACCAGAACAGTTTCGAGCACCATGAGAGCTCGCAGCAAAGCGAGATCACGGATGCCCAACTGAGAGGGGGGCATCGAGGTATAAAACCTCGACGCCTCCTCTTCGTCAGTTCTCGCCACCAAGAAGCTTAGTGGTGGCGGCACCAGAAGAAGCCGTGAGATAGCCCATAAGGCCGTCCACGATCGCCTTCGCCTCCGCGACAGTGTAACCCGTCACGGGGGTGTCGATAACCAGGTAACTGGTCATCGAGTACCGGATGTTGGTCGCTGAGATCAGCGGATCCGGGGCGATCTTCGAGTGCTCCAGTCGGATCGTGCGGCGGTTTCGCTTGCCGTACTGATGAGAAACGGTCAGCTTGACCGTACCGTCGTCCTTCTGGAAGGATCCGGTGTTTTCACCGGAGGACACACGCGGAAGCGTGTTTGCAGAACCGGAAATAGTTACGGTCTGCGGGTCAGAAAATGCCACGAGACGGCACTCCATTCTTGTTGTGGTGTGTCGTCTGACTGGTTGCCAGACGATCAACGTTGTGCATGGCGGCTACCTCGAGTAATTCCGAGGGCTGCCAGGATCGACATCTGATAGGCGTCAAGCCCGTCATATGTGACCCCGAACCCGAAGGGGTTAGCGCGAATCCGTCTCTTGACTGTAGTCTTGACGACAGACTCGATCCTCTTCCCACCGCTAAAACTGGTGAGGTCGAGGAAGCGTCGATCCTTGATGGTAGTTTTCTCCATCAAGTAACCGTACCGCATAACCTGGCCGTACAACATGGCATTGCTCACATTGGTCAAAAGATCACCAGTGTTTGCAACCCAGTCAGTGGCCCAGCTCCAGGGTGTCAGATTCCAGATCACATCAGGGGTAGGAACGCCTCCGAAGAGGTAGTCCCATTCCTGAATCGCTCGAACAATCGCCCCAACCTGCGTATCTGAAGCAGGCATGTGGTAAGTGAAGGCGCCGCTAAACCAAACTTTTCGTTCGGTCTCGCGAATGTGCTGAAATCGGCCCGACTCGTCACCATTGTAGTAAAAGTAGTTCGGCAATTGGCCACCCGCAGACCTCAGATAACCTGAGGCGTAGGGAATTACGCCGGTGTCCATAACTACTTCGGTGCGAGTCTCCTTTGGGAATTCGTAACGTCTTCGGACGTTACGACCCGCGTCCCGCTGAAACTGATCGATCAACTTCGCAGCATTCTTCATCGCTGACGTAGTTTCACGAATGTCGTTCAGTAGTGGGATCCATCCGAACTGAGCATTAAGATACTCAGAACCTGCTCCTTTGGCTATGGAAGTTCTTTCTTTCCACAGCTGGGACCCAGGGACGGGAATACCGTCCTTGAAAGTCTCAGAAACCGCAGTGAGCAGCTCGGCATGGGAGTTCACGGGGGAACACCGCGAAACAGCGGTCGTACCCAACGCCTGTAACGTAGTCACAGGTGTTAGATTCAACTCGTGCTCCTTGAGTGGTGCAGTACCAGTGGGTACCACGCAGCCTTCAAACCTCCAGGTACCAAACCCTGGACCCACAGTGTTAATATGTGGGTGGCTGACGTGAGCGACTTCTGACTTGTAAGTAAAGAAGTCTCCCCCTAGGTCCTCATCAGTCTTCCCTAATTGGGAAATCGGATGCCCTTCCGACACGGTCTTCTGTGTCCCAGACAAGTCCATCGATCCTCGCTGATCAATCTGCAAGGATCCCCCGTAATACCAGGTCATCCTACCATTAAAGCTTTTCGGTAGGGTTCTCTGTCGGGTTGTGGGCAAGTCTGGCATTGGATGAAGCTCCTTCTGGATAGCATAGCTAGGGAGGGGGACCCCCCCAACCAGCGGTGTGCACTGCGCTGGAGCCAGCCCGAGGGGGCTG